TTAATAGAACTCGATATCCTTTATTTTAAGGGAACGACGTTTCTTTTTATTGTCATTCTTACCTAATACATATTCGATAAATATATTCTTAATTGCCATTTGAATAAATTCAGCTTTTTCTTCATCACTTGAAATGTTCCACATCTCAAGTAACAAACTTTTATACTCTGTAATATCCTCATCACTATATTGCTTAACTTCTTTATTCTCATTCTGTTTCTTATATTCTTCAATCGCTGCATCTGTTTCTTCAATCAATTCAGCTAACTCATCTTCATTCATAAGTCCGTTAGCATATAGCTTATGATATCTTTTTCGTTGTTGCATAACCTTATTGATATCAATCGCTACTTCTTTTTCTTCTGTATCTTCAACCACTTCATATTGCGTTAAATCTTGATGTTGTAGATACTCATAAAATACTCGCTCTACTTCTTCAGCACGTATATACACAGGTTTTAAATTAGGTGTCTCTTTGCAATTATTACAGTAATAGTGCTTGTTATAATATACTCTATCTTTCAGTGTTACCTTATGAGTATTCATCGTTAATTTACTATCACAAACAGGACAAACTAATTTACTTCTGAATATAGATACATGCTTTATCTTTTTAGTATTAGTTCGTTCTTCTAATCTATCCTTAACCTTCTCATACATTTCTTCGGTAATAATAGGCTCGTGGTTATTCTCTAGGTAAACGCCTCCCCATTCAAAGTGTCCTCTTGTGAACGGACTTCTCAATGCTCGTGTGATTGACCTATCTTCCCACTTTCTATTATTCGGTGGTGGTATATCCGAATTATTCAATTTACGTGCTATTGATTTAGAACTTTTACCTTTTAACGCCTCTTCATAAGCAAATAGCACAACTTCCTTATACTTATTAGGTACAAACTTATTATCGACACGATCATAATAAAATGGTGGAGTAGTGAGCATGATACCTTTTTTAAGTGCTGCAAGTTTCCCCATTTGTGTACGCTCTCTAATCGTTTCACGTTCCCATTCAGCCATTGCACCGACTAATGTAACAAACAGTCGTCCCATAGCTGTTGAAGTATCATATACTTCCGTAGCACTCCTAAACGCTACATTATTCTGTTCAAATATCTCTAGTAAGTCCAATAAGTCACGTACATTACGTGTAAGCCTATCTAACTTATACACTAAGACTAAATCAAAGCGCTTAATACCATTCATCAACCGTTGTAATTCTGGTCGGTCACGTTTAGCACCAGAGAAACCAGCGTCGACAAATACATCAGCTACGGTCCAATCATTTATTTCACAGAATGATTTAAGTTTCCGTTCTTGTTCTTCGATAGAATAGCCATGTTCTTTTTGCTCCAATGTACTTACTCGGCAATATATTGCTACATTCATGTTCTCACTTCCTCAAAAAAAGTAAAAAAATAATAAGGGTAGGCGGGCTACCCTTAAGATATTATTCAGATAAATCAAAAGTTACGCCTTTGCTACTAAATAAACTAGAAGTAATTTCTAATTTTTTATCTTTAGTATTTGCTACTTTATCAGAAACATCAAAAACTACATATCCTTCTGTTGTACTATCAGGATTAACTTGTTCTAAAAAGAATGAATTTTCAATATTACCATCATCACTTTGATTGGCAGACATAGAAGCTCCACCATCTGCATCATAAGACTTATCTTTGTTTTTTAACGTGAACATATTACTATCAACTGTTAGAGCTTTATCGCCATTATTTTTAATAGAAACATTAGCTACTACAAATGTGCCTTTCGGAGTAGTTGGAGCATATTGAGAACCAACTGAATCTTTAGTTTCTACTGAATTTACAGTTACTTCTAAGTCTCCATTTTTTACTTTCTCTCCCATTTTATGTGTTTTATTATCTGAACTATTGTCTGACCCACCTGTAATAGTAGCAGTACATGCTGAAATACCTACAATAATTAATATTAATAAAACTAAACAACCACCGCAGCCGAATAGCCAACCTTTTTTACGTTTCTTCTTTTTCTCTTCTTCTTGTTGTTTTTGATATTCTTGAAACTGTCTAAACTGTCTTTCTTCTTGTTCGTTATTAAATTTTTCTCCCATGACTTATCTCCTATATTTAAATTAAGTCTTTATATTCATTTAATCTAAGATGATATTTATATATTTTTCAATAAACCACCACCTTTAAATATGTAATATTCATATATTTTTATATTCAAACACTCGTAATGGCTCAAACTGGATAACGTATTTACCATACCGAGTGGAATAACTATATTTTTTATAACACTATAAACTTTATAGCACAAAATCTTTTATGATTTCAATAAAATTTCTGACTGCTTACAACTTTACCAATAATCTTAACCTCATCATCTTGTGAATAAACTTGTGGATAATGTGCAGGATTGTTACTTTCAGGAATAAGGATAATTCTATCTTTCTCATATCTCACACGTTTTACAGTAGCGTTGTAGCCATTTATTTGAACGACTGCAATCTGTCCGTTTTCTACTACTGCATCTTTTTCTACGATAACCACATCGCCATCTCTAAATTCTTTATCCATGCTATCGCCATTCACTCTAAGTCCGAATATATCTTTATTAGAGTTTAATTTTTTAGTAGCAATATATGTATGTTCTAAAATATTTTCTTCGGCGTAGATAGGAAGTCCAGCAGAGATCTGAGAAACGATAGGAATTTCTCTGACTGGTAGAGTTTGCACAACTTCTTTATCTTTAGCATCTTTATCTTCTACTAAATCAGCTTTAGTTATATTAAAATAATCAGCTAGCAATTCAATTTTATCTATTCTAGGATAAGTCTTTGCATTTATCCAATCAGATAAAGTTGTGTATTTTACTCCTAAATCTTTAGATAATTTCTTTCTATCAACGTTATTTTCTTTCATAAAACGAGAAATATTTTTAGCCATTATTTTTTTATTTCCTAACATGATTTTTTCAATTCCTTCCTATTAAGTGTCCTCGAATTTATTATACGATTAAACCGTATATAATACAAGAGAAAAAATAAATTTACGGTTTAAATGTTGACATTACGGTTTAGTCGTAATATACTTAAGCCAGTTCTTACATCAGGAGGTGCAAAAATGGAAGAAGTAATTGTTAAAAAAGAACCAGTTACATTAAAAGTTTTAAGAGCAAAACACAACTACACACAGGCGCAAGCTGGTGCTAAAGTTGGTGTGTCAGGAGATGTGTGGCATAACTGGGAAAAAGGCAAAACGTTTCCTAATATTCCACAGTTACAACGTATCGAGAAAGAATACGATGTAACTTACAATGACATTATTTTTTTAACTAACAATAACGGTTAAACCGTAATAAGCGAGGTGTAATTAATTGAACGAACTACAACTTAGCAACGACCTAACAACTATTGAAACTGAAATCAAAAGTTATCAAAACATCGCTGGTCAATCTATTTTCGAGATTGGTCGAAGATTAAAGCACGTTAAAGAAAATGATCTAGCACATGGAGAATTTGGTAAATGGCTTTCCAAAATAAATATGAGCAGAAGTACTGCTAGAAGGTTCATAAAAGTAGCTGACAGTCCAGAGTTGAATTCGCCATCGATGGCGAATTTGGGAACTAGCATTTTATACGAAATAGCAACTTTGCCAGAAGAAGAACGTACTAAAGAACATACTACTTCGAAAGGTGAAGTGAAAACACCTGATGAAATGACACAAAGAGAGTTAAAAGATTTAAAAAAACAACTCAAACAACGTGACGAACAAAACGCTCAACTTCAATCTCAAGTCGAACAAGCACAACGCTCAGAAGAAATTGCGAAGAAACAACTAGAGGACGCAGAGAGTAGAGAACCTGAAGTCATTGAGAAGTACATGGAGCCAGAAGATTACAACCAGTTGAAACAAAGTAACCAACAACTTCAAGATTACCTGCAAGAAGTATCTAATCACAATAAGCAACTTAAATCAGACATTGAAAGATTGAAAAATGAACGTTCTGAAACTGATGAAAAATCAGCTAAGTATGATCAACTCAATGAAGCTATTAATAAGATGAACGGTCAACTTACTAAAGGACAACAGAAAATCAAAGCACAAAAAGAAGTTTATGACTTAGTAAGAGCCAGCGAGAAATTGATTAAAGAAGTTTCTCCTTTATGTTACCTAGCTTATGGAAAAGACATAGTCGATAACGAATATGCTAGAGAGCCAATCGAAAGAATTATTAAAGATTTAAAAGATATATCAAATAGATTACAAAAACAAATTAATCAAGGAGATGTTATAGATGTCTAACTTTAACGATAACGAAAATAATAAAAATAATGAATTAGAAATTTTTAAAAAGCAGATTGAACAAACTAATAAACAAGGTGAATTTATTGCAAAAGCTTTTGACGAAATCATCAATATGAAAAGCAAAATGGAGAACATGGTAGATGAAGCGAAGGCAATCAATAACAAAACAAATGAAAGATTAAATGAGTTGGAAAACACTAAAACATTATTGTTAGGAGAAGCTAAAAAAATTAAATCACAAGTTACAAGAAGAGGTTACGAACTAGCAAATCATTATTTTAGAAATGGTGTTTCTGATGAATTGTTCCATAAAAAACGCATTCATTTACAAACTGGTATTTACAAAAAGATAAATGAACAGTTTGATGCTATCACATACACAACAATTAGACACATTGATTTTGATGCAGCAATGAAATTTATCGACAACATCGAACTAGTAGATTTACCGCTAAATTACCTAAAACTAACAGAAACTCAAAAATCAGTAGCTGAGAAACATAACGATAAAGTAATCACTTTATTTACTACACAATCTAAGGAGGCATAACCATGAAATTTTTATACAAAACAACCCTCCTCATCACAATGGCAGTTGTGACGTGGAAGGTCGTAAAGATTGAGAGTTATTTAAAGCCTAAGAAAATAAATTTGGAATTTCTTTAGAAACTTTATCCAAATTTTGTTTTAGCTCGTAATAGTATTTCGCGTAATCATTTGCTAAATCAATTTTTGGATTTGGATTTTCCATTAATTCAAGTTCAGCTTCGATTTTAATTCTCATCAAAGCTAAATCGTGAGCGCGTTGCTCAATAGATAAATTACTCATATTCAACACCTCCTTAGAGGTGATTATACACGAAAGGAGTGGTCGTCATGCCACCACATATCCAAACAATGATGTTCAATCACTTTAAACACCATCTACCAGAAGCACTTGAAAGATGTAAGCAAAAAGAAAAGGAAAGAAAGGAGCGAGAGAATGAGAAACAAAAAGTTAAACAATGAAGATAAATCAATTTATATCGCTGGAACAATGTTCTTAACGTTGGCAACTGCATTGTTCATTACAGGAATGTTCTTCATGAAAGCATTAGGAACAGCGCTGTTAATCGCACTAGCGACATATGTATTCTTCGACAATTTTTATTACGAAACGGAGGAGTAAACATGGAATTAATTGATGAAGTTAGAAAAAAGATGAAACAAGATAAATTAAGCGTGAACAAATTAAGTTACTTAATAGGTTTTTCTAATGCTTATATTAGTAAATTATTAAATGGCCAAAGAAGAATTACAGAAAAAGTTGAGGTCATTTTTAAAGATTATGTGTCTGGTAAATACGACGATATAGAAATACCAAGACATACAGATGACAAGTTACAAAGAGTGTATCTTCAAGGTTACAGACAAGCAATTAAAGACATGAAAGAGTTTATTGAATTAAAAAAAGACTGAATGCTACGCCAATAGCAAACAGTCGAAATTTCTACAAAATATACGTACTTAAAATTTACAACTAAATAAGGAGGTCGTCAAGTTGAAACAACACAAATTCAAACGTATGGCTTACGACTTAATGGAATTAATAAAAACAGATAGATTTGAAGTCGACTATAAATACAACATGATTTGGCTTTCTCATTTTAATGATAGCTACGAAAAAGGAGTTAGAAATATTTTACTCGATAACAGAGTAGACAAGGAAAACGAGATGTTGGCTAAATTTGAACTCGCTAAGAAAGTGATTAAAGGAGAGTGCTTGATCGATGAAAGAAACAACCAAAGTTGAGTACCGTGTTCAAGACGATCATCACGGTTGGTGGCTTACAAATAAACCAGCTTCACCAGAATATGCAAATTACAACGGTATGCGAAGTAGAGCTGCAGTTATTAGTGGACTAGATGATATTGATATCGACTGGGAGAAACATGACATTGAAATAACTACTTACAAAATAAGCGAAACACGTAAGAAAGTGAAAATGAAAGACTTGAAGGAGGTCGGAATTGATGAATAGATCGGAAAGTATCACAGAAATCAACAAAGCCTTAAATAGCTTTCATAAAGAAGTTAAACAACCATTCAAAGATAAAAACAACCCGTTCTACAAATCGAAATATGTACCACTTGAAAATGTAGCAGAAGCAATAGACAAAACGTCAACTAAGTTCGGTTTAACTTATACACAATATCCAGTATCAAATGAAAAAGGTGAAGTTGGTGTAGCAACAATCTTACACCATGAGAGTGGCGAGTATATGGAGTATCCACCACTTATGGTCAAGCCTGAAAAGAATACGCCACAAGGTGTAGGTTCAGCAATCACTTATTCAAGACGTTATTCATTAAGCACAGTATTTGGTATTACTAGCGACCAAGATGATGACGGTAATGAAGCAAGTGGCAAGCGTAGTAATCAAAATAATCAACGTCAAAATTACAGACAAAACAATGCACCAAAGATGGCCAGTAGCCAAACAATCGGAACGTTAAAGCAACAAATAATAGATATCACTAACTTGATGAAAGAAAAAGGTAAAGCTAATTCACAAAAAGAAGTAGAAGAAAAATTCGAAGTTAATAACTACAACTTAACGGAAGATGCAGCAACACAAATTATTCAAACGATATTAGCAACAGCTAAAAAATATAGTGGAGGTAATCAGTAATGATAAACAGAGCGATTTTAGTAGGACGATTAACAAAAGATCCTGAGTATAGACAAACGCCAAATGGAGTAAGTGTTGCAACTTTCACATTAGCAGTGAATAGAAGTTTCACAAACTCACAAGGTGAACGTGAAGCAGACTTTATCAATGTAGTTGTGTTCAGAAAGCAAGCAGAGAACGTTAATAAATATCTTTCTAAAGGCTCATTAGCAGGCGTAGATGGACGTATTCAATCACGTAACTATGAAAACAATGAAGGTCGCCGAGTGTTCGTAACAGAAGTAGTAGCAGATAGCGTTCAATTTATGGATAGCAAAGGCAGTAATCAACAAAACAATCAATCACAACAGCAAGGACAAGCACCAGCAGGCAATAACCCGTTTGGTAATAACAACAGTGCCAATGACCTAGATGATTCTATGCTTCCTTTCTGATGAGGTGATTAGATGAATGAAAAATGGAAAGATGTTGTAGGTTACGAAGGTATTTACGAAGTCAGTAATAAAGGTCGAGTAAGAACTCATAAACATAAAACCACGTATACAAAGAAGCATGGCGTAAGACATTGGAAGCAGCGTTACCTAAAAGACAAAACTCCTAATGGTAGAGATGTAAGAGTAGCACTTTGGAAGAACGGAAAGCCTAAAGATTTTTTAGTTCATCGATTAGTAGCATTTGCCTTTATACCAAAAATAGAAGGTAAGAATTGTATCAATCATATTGATGGTAACCCTAAAAACAATAGTGTCGAAAACTTAGAATGGTGTACTCATTTAGAAAACAACAGACATGCTTTTGAAACTGGTCTTATAACCACAAATATGAAAGTGAAATTGATTAATCATCTAGGTATTGAATATGAGTTTAATAGTTTATCGAAAGCAGGTGCTTTTTTAGGACGTTCTCATGGATATGTAAGCAATAAATTAAAAAAGAATGTTTCTAAACTTACCGATACTAACGGCAACAAATATAAAGTCGAGAAGTTGATATAAATGCCAATTATTAAAAATTACATCACTCAAGATGACGGTACAACTACCGTTTTCATTGAGGGTGTAGAACTAGATAACAAGACTTCACTCTTACTCGATAACGGGTTTGATGTAGAAGTCGATGTCATTCCAGTTGATCCATTCAGAATAACGAATAAACAGCGTAAGAAGATATTCGCACTCGTCAAAGACATAGAAGTTCATACAGGTATGCCAATGGACTACATGCGCCATATGTTTATCGAATATGTAAGAACGTATTACGGATATGATGAACGCATTTCACTTAGTAATTGCACACGTACACAAGCCAGTCAGATTATCGAAGTAACAATCGACTGGGTATTCGCTAACGGAATAATACTTGCATACAAAACAAGTGATTTATTAAAAGGCGATAAGTCGTTACTTTACTGGGCGACAGTTAATCGTAATTGTGTGTTATGTGGCAAAAGTGGAGCAGACCTTGCACATCACTACGCAATAGGTCGAGGTGCTAACCGTAAGAAGATGCAGCATTACGATTATGAAGTTCTAGCCTTATGTAGAGAACATCATTCCGAACAGCACAACATAGGCGTTAAGTCTTTTGATGAGAAATATATCTTACAGGATAGCTGGATCAAAGTAGATGAACGACTAAACAGAATGCTGAAAGGAGAGAAAACGAATGAGAACAGTAACAGTTAAAGATGAAGAACGAATTCATATTGCACAAAGAATTAATCAACTTAGATTAGATGAAAACATTTCACAAATTGAATTCGGGAAACGTGTAGGTGTAGGAAAACTTGCTGTAACACGTTGGGAAAATAGAGTTCAAATTCCATCGGTTAAAGCGATTAAGAAGATGGCCGAAAAATTCAACACAACTCCAGAATGGATATTGTACGGGGAGTGATGAAGTATGAGTGACAAAGTAAAAACTAGCATCACTGGTTACGGACTTGTATTTAAACGAGTAATGAAAGACAGAAATATCAGTATAGAAGCTAAAGCATTGTACAGTTACTTATCAGCTTATGCTGGTGCAGATGAGAGTTCGTTCCCTAGCGTTGAATTGATAAAACATGAACTCAACATAGGAAAGCAACGTTATCAACGGGCTAGACGTGAGTTGGAAAATGCAGGTTATTTACAAGTTGATAGAAAACAAAATGGAAATATCTACGGAAGTAATTTATACACATTATTTCATAATCCTCGACAGGTTGATATCCGACCGGTCGACAGTCAACCGGTTGAAATTCAATCGGTCGACAACCAACCCACTACAAATAACAGTATTACAAATAACAATGTAACAAGTAACAGTAAGACAATTAATAATAGCGCAACTGACGTTACGCGTGAACGCTTTGAGGAATGGTGGAAACTTTACGATAAAAAGTTAGATAAGAAAAAAGCATTCAGTTTATTCAAATCAGCACTTAAAAAACATGAATTCGAAACCATCATGAACGGTACTAGAGAATATCTAAAAACTATTACCGATAAACAATATCAAAAATATCCTAAAACCTTCTTATCACAAGAAAGTTATTTAAATGACTTTACTGAAGAATTACCTCAACAAACTACTAACCAATATACAGACGCATTTGAACGTGCTGCACAATCGGATATGGAAAATCTACCGTTCTAAAGGAGTGATAGCGTGCAAGCATTTGGAGATATAGCTAAACCACCTAAGTTTAAAAGTAAGGTGGTTAAAGAAGAAAAAGGTTTGAAGTGCGAAAAATGTGGTCGCACCTATGACTACTACGAATTTGAAAAGCAAGATGGATCAATTCAAAAAGTAAGATTTGGTTGCGATTGTGAGATGAAAGAGTTCGCTAGACAATCAACAGAAAACTATCACAAGAAACAACGACGTATTAAAGCTGAAAAGATTTTTAAACAATCTATTGTTAATCAATCACTAGCGAATGCCACGTTTGATAGTTACGAAGTAGATGAAGAAACTCAACCACAATTAGCTAAAGCGAAACGTATATGTAAGAAATACGCTGACAATTTTAGTTTGGATAATAAACAATCATTACTCATACAAGGGACGTTTGGAACAGGGAAATCACATCTATCTATGAGTATCGTCAAAGAAGTTAAAGCAAAAGGTTATACCGTTCTTTATATGAACGTACCACAACTTATCTCGACAATTAAAAATACCTATAACAACGGTACAGATATGACTGAACAAGAATTAGCGAAGATTATCAGTGATGTAGATTTAATGGTGTTTGATGATTACGGAATTAATATGAATGATTTTGCTACCAGCAAGATGTTCGAACTGATTGAAAGTCGTATCGGTAAACACAATATATTTACTACCAATCTAGATGAAAAAGAAATGACTAGAAATAAAGATTTGCAACGTATTTTTAGCAGGATCATGAGCAATACAACGCTAATCAAAATGGACGGTCAAGATTACAGAACTAAGGGGCTGAGATTTTGATTACAGTAGATAACATTAAGCAAATACTTGAGTGTTCAGATATATATGCTCAGAAATTAATTAGATGGACAAATGGAGACGAAAAAGCGTTAGTCGACCTAATTAATCAGAAGTTAGAAGAAAAACGTATAAGAGCAGCAATCGTGGAGGTGTCCTAATGGCAATTTTAGAAAAGTATTACCTTTATAGACCAGACGGAACAGAAGAAATAAAAGTAGAGAAACGTAAGCCTAATGTGAATATCGTTAAAACACTCACAGGCGCTCATTTTAGCGAAGAATACAAAGAGATGACTGATAGTGAGCTGAAACGTTTCAAAGGCGTGTATGATCTTCTATACGAAGAAGAACTAGGGTTACAAGCAACGATATTTGATATGTAGGAGTGACAACGTGAGTAAATATAATGCTAAAAAAATTCAATATAAAGGTGTCGTGTTCGATAGCAAAGTCGAATGCGACTACTACCAATATTTAGAAAGTAACTTAGGTAATGGATATGATCGTATCGAGTTACAACCTAGATATGAATTGATACCTAAATTCGATAAGCAACGTAAAACAGAATATATCGCTGACTTTGCACTATTCAAAGATGATGTGCTGGTCGAAGTGATAGATGTAAAAGGAATGCCGACAGAAGTAGCGAAATTGAAAGCGAAAATGTTTAGACATAAATATCCAAAAATCAAACTTACATGGATATGCAAAGCACCTAAATACACAGGGCTTGAATGGATAACGTATGAAGAATTAATTAAGGTACGCAGAAAGCGTAAAAAGGAGAAGATGAAATGGTAAAAATTAAACGAAAAGTAGAAATGACATTACCAGAATTGATTACATGGGCTTGGAAGAATGATGTGAATAAAAGAACGTTTACATCTTCGAACAACACTTCTGTTTCATTTAGTAAATATGGAGGTTTCGTTTCAACTATTAAATATGTTTTTAAAGATGAAACTTTCTCAGTGGAAATTGAAGAAAAAATTACGGAAGAAACAGTGTTACCAGAGCTAGTTGAGTTATCAAAAGATGGCGGTGGAGCACAATGGTCTCAAAAGTCTATTGATGTAGTAAAAAATAGTTTTAGTAAAGAATTCTGGTTGAAAGACGGAGACACAATGACACTCATCTGGAAAGATGGCGAATTGGTAGGTGATGAGTAATGGAAAACATTTGGAAAGAGTTTGCAAAAGAATATATGCCAGAAGATAAATTTGAAAGAGTGTGCGAAGAAATTAAAAATTCAAAACAAGTAGTAGATGTTAATCACGAATTTTCTTTAAACAGTTTACTTAGTGGCGTTTACAACAAAGAAGATAAAAAAGTAGGAATGAGAATAACAAGTGGTTGTCAAAATGCTTTTGATGTTTGTTACAAAAATAAAAAACCAATTATTAATGAAAAAGATTTCGGAAGAATAGATTTAATATTCGACAACAAACTTAGTATTGAAAACTTTATCGAAACTGCACAACTCTTATTAAAAGCATATGACGAAATTACGAAAGAGAGTGATGAGTAATGGCAACAGTCAAAGCTGAAGTATTAATCAGAGGCACGATTGAGTTACCAGCTTATGAAGAAAGTGATGAAGAAATGGATAGAGTAGTCGAACAAGCGAAGAAATACCCTATCGACACATTAGATGATGTGGAAGTCGAAGATATAGAATTATATAAAGAGCATTGGAAGTGATCGTATGTATGACAGATATAAAAACATTCCTGATGTATACATTGGCGGTAAGAAATATCGACTATGTGACGTATATAAGTATTTTGATGTAGGAGATTCGACTGTTCGTAAAAGATACTACAAGCAAAAATTAAGAGGTTGGGAACTTGTCTATGGTAAAGGCAAGGTTCCCGTTGAAATTGAACAAGGTAAGGGGATAGGCAGATGAGAATTAGTGAGTTAAAGAGAAACGATGTAATTAAAATATTTGGATGGGTAAGACACAAATATATTTTAGCAATTGTTGATGAACCTGGTGGCACCAATAAAGAGGAAGGTATTTACTTTTGGGCAAAAGTTGAAACAGAAGATGGTAGAAAAATTGAGATAGATGATAGCTGGGTTTTTGAAAAAGTAAACGAGCCATTCACACGTAAGGTGGATATGCAGGAAGAACAAGACATGGTACACGAACCACCACATTATCAGTTCGGTAAGTTCTCAGCACGAGTGATTATCGAATTAGTAGGTAAGACGTACAAATCAGCGTCAGTATTCTATCACGTAGGCAATGCACTCAAATACTTAATGAGAGCGCCTAGAAAGAATGGTTTAGAAGATTTAAAGAAAGCTAAGCAAAGTGTTGAATTTGCGATTAATACATGGGAGGCAGAAGTATGAAAAACACATTAAATGACTTAAATAACCACTTGTTCGCTCAATTAGAACGACTAGGTGATGAAGATTTGAAAGGTGAAGAATTAAAAGAAGAATTAAATCGATCTAAAGCTGTATCAGACGTAGCCAAAAATATAGTAAGTAACGGTAACTTAATCTTGCAGGCACAGAAATTCCAAGATAACAGATTAGACGCTAACGCTACATTACCTAAGATGTTAGATGAGTGATTGCTATGAGATACAAAGAGAAACATTTGAATTTTATTAAACAGTATCTAGGTAAGAAAACTTATAAAGAAATAGCAGAATTGTTTAATAAGGAGTTTGGGACGAACAAAAAATTGCATAACATAAAAACTGCTGTTTATAGAAATAGCGAAAAAATAGGTTATAAGGTCGGGAAAGCTGGTTTTCAACCTAACCATAAATTAACTGCTTTACCTATCGGAGTTAAGCGAGTAGATGACTGGGGATATATCAAAATTAAAATATCTCATAATAAGGATAAAAATAAGCGCTGGCAACTTTACCACCACTACATTTGGGAAAAAGCTAACGGTAAAATTCCACATAATCATGTTGTGATATTCATGAACGGTGATAACAGAGATTTTAGGTTAGAAAATTTACGATGTGTAGACCGCCGAGTATGGTTAAAACTTAAACAAAACAATATGGCGTATGATGATCCAGAACTGTTAGAAACAGCGATGAATATTAACGCTTTATTATTAAAACAAAATGAATTGATAAGAGAAGGTGTCTAACCAATAGATGAGTGAACAATTATACACACAAGGCAAGACACCTACACAAATACAGCATGAGTTACGTGAGTTAGGTGTCAAAGGCTTTGTAGTTAAGGTAGCAAGAAGTAGAGTGACGATGAAAGTTAGTGAGTGTGACATAAAAAGGAACAGGGAGTGTTTGAGATGATACCTAAATTTAGGATATGGGACAAAACTAATAAAGAAATGCTCGAGTGGGAAGAATTAGATTTAAACAAAGAACGTGGTGAAGATGAAATAACTATATTTGAACCAACAGGACAATTTGCACACCCTATATTTTTCTATGACGCTATGCAATCAACAGGCTTGAAAGATGATTTTGGCAATGAATTATTTGAAGGCGATATTTTTGAATCAAGATTTTCAGGAATAAAATATGTTGTTTATTGGGATGATAAATTAGCTTCTTTTTGGATAAAAGGGGAAACAAAAACACATCCGTTATATACATTAACACCTTTTCATCCAAGAATCTTAGGCAACATCTACGAAAACCCAGAGTTATTGGAGGATAACTAATTGGACATCAACAATCTCTACACCTACAAAGCAACATGCACCAATGTTGTGGACGGGGATACTTTGGATATATTACTCGATTGTGGCTTTGATACCTACGCTAAACGTCGTGTACGTTTGCTAGGTGTCGATACGCCAGAGAGAGGACAGGATAAGTTCAAAGAGGCAACAGCGTTCACTAGAGAATGTGTGGAAAATAAAGACATCTACGTTCAGACGTACAAGAGTGATGTGTTCGGTAGGTATCTCGCTAATGTTTGGTACGAGGACGGAACACGTAGTTTGAATGATGATCTAAGGGACGCAGGACTATTGAAAGAGAATTCTAAATGGAATGAGGGATAGGAATGGCAGAAGTTAAGTTATCGCAGGAAAGTTATGATGAATTGTTAAAAGATATAAAAGCGTTGAAAAATAAAGAAAACAAACTTAATGAAATCATCGCAGAATTGAGAAATAAAAATACAGATTTAAAAATAAAATCGGAACTTTATCACAACGCTTGTAAAAATTGGATAAAAAGCTACGAAGAATTGTATAAGGACTATATGGAATTAGAAACTAAAGGTAAGGCATTAGATGAAATCAATAAATTTATCGATGTAGAGTTTGAAGAATACGAAGGCTTAGCTATTACTGATTTATACGACGGGGGAATTTTGTACGCAATAGAGAAGATAGCAGATATTATCGATAAATTCGAGGAGGAACAATAAATGACAATTTTACCAATTAAAAAACTAAGTGAGAAAGCAATTTTACCAACAAGAGCCAATCCAACAGATAGTGGATTAGATTTATATGTAGCTGAGGACACAGTTATTCCAGCACATAGTACAGTTGTAGTATCAACACACATTGCAATTGATTTAGCGTATGGATATGAAGCGCAAGTGAGACCACGTTCAGGTAACTCACTTAAAACAAAATTACGTGTAGCACTTGGGACAATTGATCATACGTATAACAAAGAAATTGGAATTATCACAGATAATATAGGTGATGAGGCAATCGTAGTTAAAGCAGGAACACGTTTAGCGCAGTTGGTTGTTACACCAGTGATGCTACCAGATCCAATGGAGGTGCAAGAGTTTGATGAAATATCAGAACGTGGAGCATACGGAAGCACAGGAGAGTAAGGACATAGTAGCAGAGATTAAAAGAATACTTGGTAAGGAGTGAATGGAATGGAAGATAAAATCATTCAAATTATACCAGCACCAGAAAATTTATATGTAAGAATTATTAACGCTAGCAACACAGAAACTGAATATATACCAATAGTATGCATAGCACTAACAAGCCGAGGCTTTATAGAATTTTGTTATACAAATTTTCTTGGCATAATTTCTGAAATCCCATCAGATTCAGATGATTTAGAACCTCGTATAGTTAGATACAACTCTAAGACAGATGAATTTGAACAGATTGAGATAAGTAGACCGGGCGCTTTAATTAGAAGTCAAATGACAAGATTTAAACAGGAGTGATACCATGCCACAATTCCTAATCAGAGAATTCACAGATAGCACAGGGTATGTGCATGTCAATGTAGAACAACCTAGAGAGAATGAACGTATGACGTTGGTAGAGGCAGAGGATAAGGAAGAAGCTAAAGAGAAAGTCGAGGAGATGAACAATGGCTAAAAGACTTAAACATGATATTTATGGAGCTTTAGGAGAATACATTATTAACAAAGACGCTAGATTACTAAATGAAGAACAACTAAAAGTAGCTAAAGAGTATGAACCTATATTAACAAAAATGTATGACAAAGTATTAAAAGAAAAAAGGAAACGTAAAATTAAAAATTTAGTTAAACAGATACCTGAATATATTTTGTCTTTTATTTATGCATTAATGTATTGGATCACAATACCTTTTGATTACATTGGTGATAAAGCGGATGATTTGAGAGTGTCTTATGGTAACAATCGTGGTTATGCTTGTTTTTCAAAGGCACAAGAAGAATTAAATGAGTATGCTTATAACGAAGTTTTACCATATTTAGAAGAAAAAGAAACTGATGATATGGCAGAAATTCATCAACGAATTTTAAAAGCCAAAGGTATTGTAAGGGAATCAATAAAAAAGTAAGGAGTGAACGGAATGAAAAGTAGTGAAGAAGTAATCAAAAAATTAAAAAGTGTAATTAGCGATATTGAAAAAACAAAGCAGGAAGATTCAATAACACTTACTTATAAATCAGCATTGGAACACGTTATAGAATATATCGAACATGGAGATGATGCAGATGATTAAACGCATATTAATTAACCTTATATTTGCAGAGTTACTATACCTACTTATTAAACCACTCATCATCAAGCTAGAAAGCAAAGATGATATTGATACTGCACCTAATGATTACGCATTAGAAACGGATCAATACGACCTGAACAGAATTAAAGCAGAGGTGAGTGAGTAGTGGATTGGATAAAAATAATTTCTATAATTCTTCTATTTTTCTTATGGGCGTATATTCTTTATAGATGGAAAAAGGCTGAAAGAGAATTAGATAAATTACGTTCGGATAATCGACGACTGAAAATGGATATAGAGGGAATGAATGCTAATCATTTAGCTGTATACAAAGAATCTCAAAAGACAAAAAAGAAAAATACATCTAACAATAAAACGGGAGTGAGTTATATGGAAGGATATTTAATTGAAGTAAACGACGGTATTTATTTAGTAGAAAAAGGATATGATGCTTATGAGTATTTTAAAAAAGCTGGCACTTTACCTGCTTATACATTTTTTCTTTTTACAGAAAATATATTTAAGGCAACTTATTATAAAGATTTAAAGACAGCTAAAGAGTATGCGAAAAAATGTGGTGGTCGTGTGTTACAACATAAACCTAATTTAGAGGTAGTAGAATGAGCTGGTGGATAGTATTAATACCGATTGTGTACCTAGTATGGATATGTATAAAGAGTAAGGGGGAACATAAGTGATAACGATTGAACGTCATGATATTAGAAAGTTAGAAGAATATATTCAACATGTAGAACGTTATCGTAAGGAATTAAAGGTTTGTGAGTATGAGTTGTTAGAAAATCATGAACCAGAGAATGTAGGTGCTGGGAAAAGCAATCTACCTAGTAATCCGATTGAACGTCAGACAATTAAGAAATTGAGTAACAAACGGTATGTGATGTTAAGTAACATTGTGAATGGCGTTGATAAGTTAGTAGAAGAAGCTGATGAAGATACACTCGATATGATTAATAAACGATACTGGGAATGTCCAATTGGTTGTTATGAGTGGGAAGATTTAGCTGAATACTTCGGAACGAGTAAATCAAGTATATTGAGACGACGAAACGCAATGATTAATAAGTTAGCTGAATTAATCGGTTATGTGTAAATGGACTTGAGAGGCGTATAAGTTCGCTTTAAAAGGCGATATCATGATAGTGTAAGTTCTACCAGGTGACTTACATGTAATGATTTGATTCTTTGCTGAACAATTCAAAAACATACTCCTTTCTAAAATGTTAGTTTTTCATTTACTCATCCCTAAAAGGTAAATGATGTGACCTATCTGAGAGAACACTCAGGTAGGTTTTTTATTATAAATTTATAGAGTTATTAACGTAAAGTAGGTGGTAGTATAAGATGACTGAATTAAATAAACGACAAAAAACATTTGCAGAAGCATATGCTATACCAGGAACAGAATGTTATGGTAACGCTACTAAATCGGCTATAAGAGCAGGATATAGTAAAAAAACAGCATATTCACAAGGACAAAGAATGTTGAAGAATGATGAAATACGAAGCTACATCAAGGGGGTAGAAGAAAAACTTTTTGATGAACAAATAATGAGTGGCAAAGAAGTGTTGTATCGCTTAACTAGAACAGCTAGAGCAGAGACAACAGAGATTGAGCCTGTCGTGACTAAAAAAGGTGATTATAAACTTAACCCTTCTACCGAAAAATACAATCTTGTATATGATGAAAGTATTGAGTTAGTTAAGAAACCACCTAAGATAAGCGACCAAAACAAAGCGCTGGAATTATTAGGTAAACATCATAAATTGTGGACTGACAAAGTTGAGGCGGAAGTAATTACTCCTACCTTTATAAACGATGTGCCAGCCGATGACTGATAAAACGTTAAGCATTACAAAAACAATCGGTGGTGGCTACAATAAATTCTGGCACAACAAAAACTTTTATAGAGTTGTAAAGGGTAGTCGTGGTAGCAAGAAATCAAAGACGACTGCAATCAACTTTATTTATCGTTTAATGAAGTATAAATGGGCGAATTTGCTCGTTGTAAGACGATTTAGTAATACAAATAAACAATCAACATATACAGATTTGAAGTGGGCTACAAACCAATTAGGTGTAGCTCACTTATTTAAGTTTAACGAAAGTTTACCAGAGATTACTTACAAGAAAACTGGCCAAAAGATTTTGTTTCGTGGTTTAGACGATCCTTTGAAGATTACATCAATAACAGTTGATACTGGGATATTATGTTGGGCATGGTTTGAAGAAGCCTATCAGATTGAAACATTTGATAAATTTAGTACTGTTGTTGAATCTATTCGTGGTAGTTATCAAGATGATAATTTCTTTAAACAAATTACAGTTACATTCAACCCATGGAGTGAACGTCACTGGCTTAAACCTACATTCTTCGATAAAGATACTATGCTAAACAATACATTTTCATATACAACGACTTATCGAGTAAATGAATGGCTTGATGAAGTCGATATTGCACGTTATAAGGACTTGTACAGAACTAATCCTAGACGTGCAAGAATTGTTTGTGATGGTGAATGGGGCGTAGCTGAAGGAATTGTATTTGATAATTTCGAAGTGAAAGAGTTCGACTGGTTGAAAGTATTCAAACGGACACAAGAAAAAGCACATGGTAGTGACTTTGGCTTTACTCACGATCCAACTACATTAATTAGTACCGTTGTAGACATGAAGAATAAAGAATTATGGATATATGACGAACACTATGAAAAAGGTATGCTCACTGATGAGATATATCAAATGTATGTAGATAAAGGATATAAAGATGCGCTTATTGTTGCAGATAGTGCCGAGAAACGTTTGATTGCAGAAATTAAGCGTAAAGGTATTCCTAACATTAAACCGTCAATCAAAGGGCAAGGCTCAATCATGCAGGGCGTTCAGTTTATACAAGGCTTTAAGATATATGTTCATCCCACTTGTGTAAATACGATTGAAGAACTGAATACTTACACATTTGAACAAGATAAAGAAGGGAATTGGCTCAATAAACCAATTGACGCTAATAACCATTTGCTTGATGCACTTAGATATAGTTTAGAACGTTTCCATTTGCCTCATAAACAGACGAAAACAAATGTTAGGAAGAATATTAGCACAATCAAATCAATGGGATTATAAGGAGGGATAACGCTTGTTAAAAGTAAATGAATTCGAAAGAGATGCAGAGTACCGACAACATCGAGATAAGATATACAGACGTGATGCAGTAGAAACATATCGTTACGATGGTACATTAAGCGAGATACTAGGTGATTATGATTTTATTAGCGAATGTATTAGTCATCATCTAGAGGCGCAAGTCCCTAGATTACAAATGCTTGACGATTACTATCAAGGACTTAACTTCAATATTTTGCGTAATCGTAGACGTAGAGAAAGACACTTAGCCGATAATCGTGCAGCGCATGATTTCGCTTCATATATTGCAGACTTTATTAATGGCTATTGTTTTGGTCATGCGATACAAGTACAAACAGAAAATGAAGATACACAAGAGAAGATTAACGGGCTACATAACTTAAATGACATTGATACACACAACCGTTCAATCGGACTTGACTTATCTATCTTCGGGCGTGCTTATGAATATATTATCCGTAACCAAGATGATGAAGTGAGATTATATAAATCTGATCCACGTCATACATTTGTGATTTACGATAATACGATTGAACAAAATAGTTTGATTGCGGTGAGATACTGGCAAATGTCAACAAGAGAGTATGATGACACAGATATTTACAATGTAGACATCATTACACCTAATGCAACTAATTTCTTTTATGCTAATAAGTCTACTAACCTATCGTTGCAAGAACGTAGACCACCAGAGCCACATTCGTTTGGTAAGGTAACAATTACAGAATTTAGCAATAATGAAAAGCGTCGTGGAGACTTTGAGAAAGTTATTCCACTCATTGACCTATATGACAATGCACAATCAGATACAGCTAACTATATGAGCGACTTAAATGACGCAATGTTATTAGTAATCGGTAATATAGAACTTGATAGCAATACAGCACAGTTACAAAAAGATGCGAATGTATTTCACTTAGCGCCTCCAGAGTACACAAATATGGATGAGAGAACGACTGAGGGTAATGTAGACGCTAAATACATTTATAAAGAATACGATGTAAATGGCGTTGAAGCTTACAAAGACAGAATCAGTCGTAACATTCATATGTTCACTAACACACCAGATATGACTGATGAAAACTTTGGTGGTAATCAGTCAGGTGAGGCAATGAAATATAAGTTGTTTGGACTAGAACAACGTACTGCAATCAAAGAAGGTCTATTCAGAAAAGGCTTGCGTAGACGTTATAAGTTAATCGGTCAAATTATGAGTATCAATCGTGAATTAGATAAAGATGCTATTCAAGATTTAACATTTACATTCACTCGTAACATTCCTAAGTCAGTAAAAGATGAAATGGATATGTACTTACAAGCTGGTGGACAAGTCAGTCAACAAACGTTGATGTCAATTGTGTCGTTTATTGATAACCCACAACAAGAAATGGAACGTATCGAGAATGAAGAAGATGCTCAATTACAAAAATCAGATGAACGAATGTACAACTTAGAGGGTATGGATAATCAAACCAATATTAAGGAGTGATAGTCTATGTCCTACTGGGAAGATAGAGCAAAGGAAATCATTGATGAAGAAAGTAAAACAGATTATGAGATTGCCCAAGAGATACAACATATTGTTGATGAGATGAATGAAGATATTGAAGATGAGATCAATCGTTTCTATGCAAGGTATGCAATTAATGAAGGTATTTCATTTATTGAGACTAAGAAGAAGATTGATGCAGTAGATGTTCAAATGTTCCAACAGAAAGCGAAACAGTATGTTGAGAATAAAGATTTTAGTGATAAAGCTAATGCAGAACTAAGAGCCTACAATACTAAGATGTATGTTAGTCGTGAGAAGTTACTTCAAGCGCAACTAGGACTAATTGTTACTTATGCTTATGCACAGATAGAACAATCTATGTATAACTACATGGAGAGCGCTTATTATCGTGCATTAGAACAACAAGCAGGTATCTTAGGAGAAACACTTCAAGTATCTATTAATGATGTTAAAACAATCATATTCACACCATTTGAAGGGCATAAATGGAGTACAAGACTTTGGTCAGATATGGACGTGGTAAGACGACACGTACAAAAGACCACACGTCATGTATTACTACGTGGCAGACACCCTTATGAGTTTGTGAAAGACTTACGCAAAGATACAGGGGCAACAACTTACAACATGAAACGCCTATTACTTACAGAAACTGCAAGAGTTCAAACGTTAGCGTCTAAACGTCATATGTTAGAAGAACACGGTGCAGAAGCTGAATATCAATTTGTAGCAAAAATAGATAGTAAGACTACGAAAACATGTAGAAGTTTGAATAACGAAACATTCAAAGTAAAAGACATGGTTCCGGGAGTAAACGCTCCACCTATGCACCCGTTTTGTCGTAGTGCAGTTGTGCCATATGTAGGAAACTGGCGTGATAAATTCTTTGCAGAACGTAAAGGTAAATATAATCTAAGTAAATTTACGGAGTGATGATATGACAGAAAAAGAGAGATATTTGAAAGAAATCGCTGATGAATTGAGATGGATTCGTGAAGAATTAGAAAACTCAAATAAAACTATAGAAATAAAAAATGAGATAGACTCTAAAACTTTAGCGAAAATTGTTAATGGTGAAAATGCTAAAGAGAGTCATCTATTTACACTCTAGGAGTGATTAAATGTTAGAAACACTCAAACGTATCGCAGACGCATTGGAAGGCGTTCATCACGAACTAAAGCGTCTTAACGATACAAATCCTAGTAACCAGGCACAAGTGAAAACTAAGCAAGATAAAAAGAAATCATTTGAACCAAAGAACTTTATTTAAACTATGACCTAAGCAAGTCGTTAAACTGCTAATAACGTAATCAACTGGATTAATACAATGTAATAAACATAAACATCAGCACACTTTATTGGGCTTAATTGCACTATAATGGGTGCTTTTTTTATGCGTAAAATCATTCGTGTTAAGACTGTTTGAAAGGACGATATAAATGAATGAAATTAAACGATTAAAGTTAAATTTGCAGCATTTCGCTGAAGATAATCCAAATGATCCTGAAGGAAAAGATAAACAAAGCGGAGATAACCCAGGTGATGATGGCAAAAAGGTTTTTGAATTAACTCAAAGTGAGTTAGATAGTCAAAAACACAAAGCTGTAAATAAAGCATTAGCAAATCAAGAGAAAAAATTCGAACAACGGTTAAAAGAAGCTGTTGAAAATGCACGTTCCGAAGGTGAAAGCTACGCTAATTTAACTCAAAAAGAAAAAGAGGAAAAGGCGCTGTCAGAACGTGAGAAAGCAATTGCTGAACGTGAGAAAGCTCAAGCACTTAAAGAATTGAAATCTGATGTAGTTGATGACTTGAAAGAGCAAGAACTTCCTACATCATTTGCTGATGCACTTATCAAGATTGAAGATAACGAAGAAATTAAAGATGTTATTCGACAAATCAAAAAAGACTTTGATAGTGCTGTTGGAGAAAAAGTCAAAGAAGCTACACGTCAAGCTACGCCGAATGATCAAAGTAGTAGTTTTTCACGAAATCAAAGTAGAAAAGAAAAAGGTTTAGGCAGTATTGCCAACGAAGTAAGAATTATTCAATAAACGGAGGAATTAAATGATGAATGAAACTAACAAGTTAAAGTTAAATTTACAACATTTTGCTAACAACGATGTAACACCAGCAACTTTTAATCCAGACAACGTTATGATGCATGAACATAAAGAAGGAGAATTATTAAACAACTTTACTAAACCAGTTTTACGTGAAGTTATGGAAACTTCTAAAATCATGCAATTAGGTAAATATCAAGAAATGGACGGAACAGAAAAAGATTTCGTTTTTTGGGCAGATAAACCAGGCGCTTACTGGGTTGGTGAAGGTCAAAAAATCGAAACATCTAAGGCTACTTGGCTTCAAGCTAAAATGAGAGCTTATAAATTAGGTGTTATTTTACCAGTTACAAAAGAATTCTTGAATTACACTTACTCAGATTTCTTTGAAGCCATGAAACCTATGATTGCAGAAGCATTTGCTCGTAAGTTTGACGAAGCTGGAATTTTAAATGTTGGAGATAATCCATTCAACAAATCTATTGAACAATCAGTTCAAACTGCTGGTAATGTGATTAACGGTGAATACAATGAAGATAATTTATTAGATTTAGAGGCATTAGTCGAAAACAATGATTACGATCCAAACGCATTTATTTCTAAACGAACAAATAGAAGAGCGTTATCTAGCATTGTTGATTCAGTTTCTAATGAAAGATTGTTCGAAAAAGGAAAAGGTAGAAATGCTATTGATACTTTAGATGGTTTACCTGTTGTGAACTTAAAATCACCAGATTATAAAGAAAATGTCATTTATACAGGTGACTTTAATCAATTATTCTATGGTATTCCACAACGTATTGAATACAAAATCGATGATAGTTCTCAATTATCAACTATTAAAGACGGTAACGGTGAGCCTATTAACTTATTTGAACGTGATATGTTAGCATTACGTGCAACAATGCATGTAGCTGTTCACATTGCAGATGATAAAGCATTTGCGAAGTTCGAAGGTACACCAGCACCTAAACCTGAAACTGTCTAATTAATCTAAGGAGGTCTGACATATGGCTTATTCATATGAAGTAGTACGACCGTTTGTTGATGCAGAGGATAACAAACCATATGAAGTGGGCGATATTTATCCTACTGACATTACAGATGAGCGTATTACTCAATTACTACATGCTGATAACAGATACAATAAACAATATATTAAGTTAGTTGTTGATAGTAAGAATACAAAAGCAGAATTAATTGAAATTGCACATAAACATGGTATTGAAGTATCTGAAAGTGATACAAAAGCAAACATCTTAGACACATTGGAGGGATAACATGGCAACATTAGATAATGTTAAGCTATTACTCTCTATTAATGATAATGTTCAAGATGAACTACTAAAAAGAATAATCGATAACACTGAAAAGCGTTTGATTAGCTTACTTCCTGTTGATATTGAAGAAGTTCCAGATAGATTGGAATACATTGTCGAAGAAGTAGCAGTCAAGCGCTTTAATCGTGTTGGCGCAGAAGGTATGACACAAGAAAGCGTAGATGGGCGTTCTAATACGTTTCAAGCAAACGACTTTGACGAATATATGGACGTAATAGATCAATATACGCCACGAACAACAGGCAAACGTGGGACAGGTATTTTCTATTGAGATATAACAAAAGAGTCGTGTTTGCTAAAGAAACGAAAGGAAAGTATAACGCTAAAACAAGCAAAACTGAAACATACGAAAAGCGCTACGATGCAATACCATGTAATATCAGTCCGTTAAGTCCACAAAAAACAGTGGCGCAATACGGAGACATCAACAAAGACATTAATGTCATACGTTTAAACGGTCGTTTTGAGCCTACTGTGACACATGCTTATATTAATGATACTAAGTATCAGATAACCAAAAGAATTGATTATGAACACGATATAGTGTTCTACATCGAGGAGGTTAAGTAATGCGTTTCGGTGGTGGAGATTTAGACGACTTAATCAGAGATTTTGATAGAATGTACGATGATATTGATGATGATGTAGATGAAGTGCTGCAAAATAATGCGATTGAATTTAGTGCAGATACAGTTAAAAGTGCTAAAGAAGTAATGAACAAAGGTTATTGGACTGGTAACTTAGCTAGAATGGTTAAAGATGCTAAAGAAGGACATCTCAAGTATGGTATCACTTCTAAAGCAGGTTATTCAGGTTTCCTTGAATACGGTACTCGTTACATGGAGCCAGAAACATTCATGTTCCCAGTCTACCAAGAGTTCACTAAAAAAGTCAGAGCAGACCTCGAAAGATTAATTAACGGTTAGGAGGTATGCGATGAAACAATCAGTGAATTTGCAATTGTTCAATTATCTTTATACAAGGTTTGAAGAACTTGGCGTACCTATCATTCGCACAAGCGAACTCAATCAAGAATTACCTTATCCTTTCATCGCCATTCAATCTATTAGAGACGATATACACCGTTTAACTTTTGACACTTACAGTGGTAGTCCTACTGCAATTATCCATATATGGTGTACGGAAGATGATAAAGGTAAGAATGATGAGTTATACAGTCAAGTACAATCTATTCTACTAGATGAGATACAACTAGACGGATATACATTGACACTCCCACAAATAAGTGTGAATGAAAGTACAGAACAAGAAACTAATCAAACATTGTCACATACAACTATAAGTGTAGAGTACGCAAGTCATTAAATTGGCTTGCTTTTTTAATACAAAAATTTAGGAGGTATTCAACCTATGCCAACAAAACAAGGTACTGATGAATTAGTATTAATTCGTAAAGTCGGCGATAAAAAAGACGCTAACAAAGTAATGTTAGTTACTGAGTTAGAACGTGAAACTGAAAAAGATAGAGACACAGAAGCTACATTTGATGGCTCAGTTAACTCTGGAGGTACATTAGAGTCTACTGTGACAATTAATTGCTACATGGACCAAAAAGACACTTTATGTGATGAAATTGAGGACGCTACGGAAGATGATACGCCGTATGAGTTATGGGTTATCAATAAACGCGTAAGAAATGAAGATGGTAAATATAAAGCTGAATATAGACAAGGTTACTGGAATAGTATCACTCGTACTAATGAAGCAGACGGTATCGCTGAATTTGAGACAGAATATAGCACATATCTTAAAAAAGTACGTGGTTGGGCTACATTACCGCCAGCAATCGAAGAAAATAAAGCTGCTTATGGCTTCCATGATACTGTTGCATCTGATCCAGCAGATGATGGTTTGGCTGAAAGTATTCCACAACCAACAGAAGTTGAAACTGTATAAACATGAGGGGGATATCCCCTCTTTTTATTTGCGCAAATAAAAAAATAAGTGAGGTATTTAATTTATGGAAATTACTTACAACGGTAGAAAATTAGAATTATCATTTGGATTTAAAGCGTTAAATGCTATTGATAGAAAATTAGGTGTTGAAGCAGAACAGATGAAATTTGGAATGGGCTTACAGTCTACAATTCCTTTTGTATTACAAGGAAATCCAATTACTTTAGGTGAATACATTATTGCTATGACATCACATCATAAAAAACATCCTACTGAAAACGACATTTTAGATGTTCTAGATGATATTGCTGAAAATCAAGGTTTAGTAGAATTTGCCGAAGAATTAGTGGAGACACTGGGAAAGAGACCTTCAACCCAAAGCCTAGTGCCAGACAGATTCAAACCAGCGAAGAAAGACAACAAGAAGAAATAGAAAATGAGCCTTTAACATACGAAAAAATCATCGTACTATGCATGAGTAAACTCAAGATATATGACTTAAAACGCATAGAAATGATGACTCTAACCGAATTTAACTATCGTATGTGGGCTTATGAATATGAACAACTCGATAAAGATATGGAAATGTACAAACTTGCCTTTGCTATACGTGATGCACAAGCTGAACAAAAGAAACGTGGCGGTAGAAAAGGTGAAACTGAGTATCGTTTTAGAAGTGCTAACGACATTATGGACTATGAGGAAAATGTTAAGCGTCTTAATAGAGGAGAGCCTCTGAAATTCGGCTCAGACTCTAAAAAAGAAATTAATGCACCATCTGATTTGCTTAAAATGATTGCAAATCATAACAATTCTTTAAGAAAGGAGTGATAACGTGGCAGAAGCTAATTATAGTATTAAAGCGCAGATTGAGGCGAATACACGTAAGTTTAAAAGCGCTATTCAATCTGCTAAGAAAGTGGCTCAAAACTTCAAGAAAACGCAAGAATCAATCAAAGATACTAAATTAGATGGCGATTCTTCTGGAGTAATGAAAGCAGTTAAAGCAGCAAGAGATGCAGTAAAAGGTTTTGATAATACTCATGCAGATGCAGAGCTTGATGCAGATATATCTGATGTTAGAGAAAAAGTCGCACAAGCTAAAACATTAGTTGAAAAATTCGATGCTTATCGTGGTGATGCAGAGTTAGACGCTGACGTATCTAAAGCTACTGCAAACATTAAGAAAGTACAGAAATATTTAGATATGTACGAGAATTCTGATGCAGAAGCAGATGCAGACGTAAATATTAGAAAAGCTATTACACATATTTCTGAGTTACAACATAACCTAGATGGTATCGACGGTAGCAAGTATTCAGCTGTTTTAGATGCAGATGCAACTAGAGCAAGAGAACATATCAAGATGGCTAAGAAACAACTTAACGACTTCGCTCATCAAAAAGCTAAAGCTAATCTTGAAGTTGATAGCGCAGGAGCTATTGCACAGATAAAAGCGTTTAAAGCTATGCTACGTTCTATTCCTAACCGTGTTCGTACTCGGCTTGATGTAGATGGTGGCAACTCATTAGGTTTCTTTAGATCATTAGGAGCAGCGATTGACGAGTCAACTAAAACATGGGATAAATTAGCGACTAAAATTAGAACAATTGGTACTGTTCTAGGTAATATGATAAAAGGCGTTCTAATTTCTAACATCTCATTACTTGTTCCAGCAATCGCTAGTTTAGTTCCAGCGCTTATGGCAGTGTTAAATGCAATAGGTGTTGTTTCTGGCGGGGCGTTAGGTTTAGCTGGAGCCTTTGGAGTAGCTGGTGCTGGTGCAGTAGCATTTGGTGCTATGGGAATTAGTGCCTTAACTATGATAGCTGATGGAACATTAGAGGCTACTAAAGAAACAGAACGTTACGAGGCTTCGTTAGATAGCTTAAAGAGCGCTTGGGCTGATCTTATCAAACAAAACCAAGCGCAAATATTTAATACATTAGCAAATAGTATTGATACTGCTAAAGTTGCGTTAGCTGGACTTACACCATTTATCAATGGCGTATCTAAAGGAATGGAACAAGCTAGTGCTAAGATGCTTGACTGGGCTAAAAACTCACAAGTAGCACAAAAATTCTTTGAGATGATGGGTACAACTGGCGTAAGAATATTTAACAATATGTTAGATGCTGCTGGTTCATTCGGTAGTGGCTTAGTTAGTGTACTTACACAAATAGCTCCATTAGCTGAGTGGGTATCGCAAGGCTTTAAGAAAATGGGGCAAGCATTTAATGAATGGGCGCAGTCAGTTGAAGGACAAAACGCAATTAAGTCCTTCATCGAATATACTAAACAGAATTTGCCTTTAATAGGTCAGATATTTGGCTCAACATTTAGAGGTATATTCAACTTAATGAAAGCATTTGCTCCTAATACACATCTTGTATTGCAAGGTTTAGCAGATATGGCTAACCAATTTGAACAATGGAGCGCAACAATCGCAGAGAGTGACGGTTTCAAGAAATTTATTGAATATGTTCAAGAGAACGGCCCTAAACTTATTCAATTATTAGGTAATATCATTAACATTATCATTAACGTAGCTACTGCTATGGCACCATTTGCAGCTGCAGTATTAGATGTTGCTATCGCTATGACAGATTTCATTGAAAAACTAACTGAGGCGCATCCAGCAATCGGCATAATGTTAGGTTTAATTGCAACATTAGCTGGTATCTTTATGACGTTAGGTCCACCAATTTTAGGCGCAATTGACTTTATTGGGACATTTGTAAAAGCAATTACAGGTGCAGGAACAGCAATAAAGGGCTTCTCAGTAATCGGTGGAATTGTAGCTGATGCTATGGAACTTGTAGGCGCTGCGTTAATTGGAATAGAAGGTCCAGCTTTAGCAGTTGTAGGTGTAGTTGCAGCAGTCATTGCAGTATTCGTCGGCTTATGGAACTCATCAGAAGTAGTCAGAGATGCAGTTACAGGCGCATGGAAAGCTATATCTGGAGCAGTTGGAGATGCAGTTAAAGCAGTAATCAACTTCTTTAAAGATTTAATAGGTCAAATGGACTATGTTAAAGGTGCAGTCGAATCTCTCGGTGCTATGTGGGACGGTTTCGTTACCATTGTTGAAGGTGCTATCAAACTGTTATCACCTTTATTTGAATCTGCATTTAACGCAATAGTGAATACTGTAAAAATAGCGTGGGAAGTTATTAAAGCGATTATCACAGTAGCTATGCATGTAATTGTTGGTACAATTACCGCTTTACTTCAAGTGTTAACAGGTGATTGGCAAGGCGCATGGCAAACGCTCCAAGAAGTAGGTCAAGCAATTTGGGACGCTATTGTTCAAGCAGCAGTAAATATCTTCAATATTTTAAAAGATGTATTATCTCAATCATGGCAAGCGACAGTCGATATGTTCTCGACTATATTCGGACCATTAGCAGAAATCGCAACAAATATATGGAATTCAATTGTACAAGCTGTTTTAACAGTAGTTGTTCAGTTGGGCGTATTTTTAATGAATATTTGGACTAACATCGTAACAACAGCGCAAATTATTTGGGCTACATTAATTGTAGTTGCTCAAACAGTTTGGACTGCAATAGTAACTGCAATCACAACGATAGTTACAACTTTAGGAACGATATTATCGACAATTTGGACTAGCATTGTGACGGTAGCTACAACGATTTGGACTACTTTAGTTACAGTTGCGCAAACGATCTGGACTATGTTAGTTACGGTTATTTCAACTGTTGTTCAATCAATATTAACAGTGGTTACAACGATTTGGACTACGTTGTTATCTGTTACTTCAGCTATTATGGGCGCTATCGCTAGTGTGATTTCTTCAATTTGGAGTTCAATTGTAAGTATTATTAGTTCTATCGTTTCATCTATTGTAAGTTTTGTTTCAAGTGGTTGGTCTACACTTATGAGCATAACTTCATCAATCATGAGTTCTATTTCTAGCGTTATATCAAGTATTTGGTCGTCAATCGTTAGCTTTATTTCAAGTGCAGTATCAAGAGCAGTAAGTTTTGTGACTAGCGGTTTCCACAATATGCTAAGCGCAATTATTTCTGCTATGTCTGGAATGGTAAGTGCAGTAATTAGTGGTATGTCAAATGTCGTTAATTCTGTAAGAAATGGCGTATCTAATGCTGTAAATGCCGCTCGTAGCTTTATAGGTCACATGAGACAAGTCGGTGTTGATTTAATTCAAGGCATGATTAATGGTGTTGTTAGTATGGCTCGTAATTTAGTAAACGCTGCACGTAATGTAGTTATGGGAGCAGTAAATGCTGCTAAAAACGCATTACACATTGGCTCACCTTCTAAGTTGTTCAAACAATTTGGTGTATGGACTATGGAAGGTTTAGGCATTGGAATTAACAAAGAAGGTAAAAATGTAATCAGTGGTATGGGCAGTATGGCAAACTCAATCACAGAAGCATTTAATAGCAATTTAGCAGTACCAGACATTACTGCCAACATGAAGAAAGTAAACGCTAATATGAACGCTCAAGTACAACATACACATACTGTTCAAACAAACCCTTCACAACGTGTTGTTCGTATTGAAATGGATGTTAACAACGAAGCATTAGCAACGATTGTGAATGGTCAAACTGCAAATGATGATACGGTATTTTCATTCTAAGGAGGTCGTTCAATGGATATAGAAATTAAGAAAAAAAACGGACAACGTTATACTTTGAACGACTTCGGTTTCAAAGTGACAAATGTGACCGTTGAAAGTATTGAAAAAGAAACGGATTACGAGAAAAAAGAAAATACAAGTGGTCGTATTCTTTTGAGTAGTCAGTATCGTAAACGAAATATTACAGTTGATTGCTATGTAGTTTCTACTAAGCTAAACGATAACTCACGTTTACGAGATGAGTTTTACTCGCTAACTAATAGTAACGAACCTATTCATATTAGAGAGTTAAGACGAACAGTTCCGCTTAACTATCGTTTCGTACAACCTACTGAAGATGACTATCAAGAGATAGACGAATATAACGTTCTTGTGTTTAATCACGAACCATTTAACGACAATCATTATGTGAATGGTAGACAATATCAAGTTATGTGTTCAGATGTTGTTGTACCCGAAGAAAATGGTCGTAAGATTAACTTCTCAATTAAATTTGAAACGGTAGAACTTCCTTTTGCTGAAAGTATCGGAACATCATTGGAATTAGAGAAACGACCTGACAGAGAATTATGGTCGAATGATATGCTAATTCCTTTTGATGAAGAAGATACACGTCGTAAGTATTCATTTACTAACGTATATAACAATTCAGTGTACTATCACGGGAATGTACCTAATGATCAATTCAATTTATTTAAAAAAGTAACAGTTGTATTAGGGAAAAATGTTAAAGCAACGGAAATTTTCAAATTTACGTTAGGTAATAGTGATGTTATGACAATCGAAGGTGCTAATTTAAAAAAAGGCGACAAGATTGTCTATGACGGTGTACAAACATTTAGAAATGGTATTCCTATTAACGACTTAGCATCAAATGCACAACCAAAGTTTTATCCGGGTTGGAATAATTTTGAATTTAATCAGCAAGTTAAATCAGTAACATTTGACTTGAAATTTTATTACTTGTGAGGTGTAGACATGCCAATATTAGTTACTCCAATACGTGGGCGTAGTATTCCATTGTACGTGTCTACTACCGAAACATCTAAACTTGGTTCTGATATAGTCTTACAATTTGAAATTGTTGAAGATGAATTTAATTATCAAATTGTAAGAGGTTTACAGAAACGATGGACGATTTCAAGAGTACAAGGTCCGAAAGATAAAAGAGAATACGTAGTATTTATTATCGACAGACAGACACATGGCAAGAAACAACGTGTGTCTGTTTCTTGTCGTTATAAACCGTTAGATATCATTAAACACACTCGTATTTACGACACAATAGATGGTAGTTTTACTGCTGATAAATTTCTCAAACGTATTTTTGATGGTACTGGATTGAAGTACAAAATAGATGGCTCTCTTGGTTCATCTCAATTTGAAAATGCTGGCGAAGGTGAAAGTTTAGAAGATTTGATTAAGAAGTTTTGTAGTCACTTCGATGTAGAGTTCGATATTGAATTTAATAACAAAAAAGGGACATATACATTTGTATTTACACCATTCTTAAATAAAAATGCTAGTTATCATATAGATGATGAAATCAACGCCAATAATATGAAAGTTGAAGAAGATAGTAGTGAACTTTATACCTATGCAGTTGGATATGGCGATTATGATGAAGAAGAAGGTAGTACAGCAGCTGGCTTTGTTATGAAATTTGAGCATCCTAAAATCAAAGACTATGGTCGTTATGATGCACCACCGATTAAAGATGGTCGTATCAAAGATGAAGAAGTAATGCATCAAAAACTTCAATCATTAATTGAAAGTTCAGTTAAAACATCAATCAGTTTAGACTTCATCGCTTTGAACGAACATTATCTCAACGCTGTTCCTAAAGTAGCTGATATCGTTAAGATTAATCATTCTATCTTAGGTATTAATGAGTTTGTTCGTATTGTTGATGTAAAAACGGTAAGGGATAAAGATAATATTATCGTTAAACAAGATGTGACTTTAGGTGATTTCAAACGTGTAGATAGATATAAAAAACGTGTAAGTGAAGCTGCTGCAGCAGTAGGTAAATTAGGTGGTCAAAATAGCTTTGTTCACACATATAAAGTAACGACTGCCAAAACAAACGCAGCGATTAAAACTACACAACGCCAACAAGAAGATAATGCTACTAAAGATATAAAAGCAACTAAAGAAGATGGCACAGTCGTTGATTTAAGTAGTGCTGATATTGTCATTGATGCCAATGGCAACTTGAAACTAAAGTAGGAGGTTTGAAATGAGAAAAACGATATATACCGACTTAGATGCAATATTTGGCGCTCGTTTTGTTAGAGAAAATGAGTTAAATTTTATTGCCACAAGAGATATGTTAACAAATATCGAAAAGTTATTAGATAAGCATAGTCGAAATGAAACAAAAGCACATACTGCCGAACAAATTAAGTACACACTTCCTACTGGTCCTAGTACCACAGTTGATAAAGAACTTCGTTATCAAAATGAACGTGTTAGAAACTTAGTATTAGGTAATTTAGGAAATGGCCAACAAGAAGTGCGTGACAGTCGTGTTTCTATGGATGGTCAAAGCCACTCATTATTATCTGAACGTTTAAAACATGATTTTTCATACATTGAAGAAGAAACAGATAAATTGATGAATGTTACTGATGATCCTGCATATTTATTTAATCCACCTTACATGAAAAGTGCTGAACGTGGTGTAAATGAAACGCCATTAAGTAATGATCCAACTGAAAATTTAAAAGCATTCTACGACGTGTTTGTCGATAATAAATACTGTTTCAAAAAATACATTGGTAAAGACCAATCAAATAAATACAACGTATATAGTTATACATTTGAGCCGGAACATTACAGTAAAACAGTATTAGTCACTTGTTGTATTCATGGTAATGAGTATAGTGCGTTTTACGCTATGAGCCGTTTTATGAACTTAGTTGTGAACGAGTGGGAAAAATACCCACAACTCGCTTATTTACGTAAAAACGTGCGTATTGTCATGGTTCCTATAGTAAATCCATGGGGTTTTGCTAATCAAGAACGTGAAAATGTAAATAATGTCGATTTAAATCGTAACTTTGATTACTACTGGGAAAATGGTAGCGGTAAAAGTCCGAGTGGTAAGAACTATAAAGGCTCTAAAGTATTTAGTGAACGTGAAAGTAGAAATATGAAAACACTCGTTGAAAGTTTAGACGAAATTACAGCACATATGGACTGTCACAACATTGTATCTCAAGTTAGTGACTATTGTTTATTTTATCCACGTTTTGCTAATCAACCTAATAACGAAATGACACAACTTTTAATGGAATTATCAAATTATGGTGATTATGTTACTTGGGGTTCAAGTACATTAGCGTCATTCTCAAATTGGGTTGGTATCACGAAAGGCATTACATCATTCTTACCTGAAGTATATGAAGGTCGTGCTGGTAAACCTAGAGGCGCGGAAGAAATGTGGCGTAGCGTATATTACTTAGGAAATATTCTTTTAAGATTGTCGAGCTTATATAATGGTCAAAACGGAAGAACAGCAAACGAACCTATTGTTAAATCGTTTGTATATAGTAGTCGTTATAACAATTCTGGCGTTAAACCGTTCTCACTTATCGCTAAAGATGGATATCAACGTATGTTAATGACTCAACAACGTTTTAAAGTTACTGCAAATGGTTTCGTAGAATTAAACGGATCAATCACAGTTCAATTATCTAGAGATACAGTATTTGGCGTTAATCCTGGAGTTGCGCAAAACTATAATCCATTTAGTGGTAATGGCAAAACAAGAAGACGTCAATTATTTAAAATTGAACATAAATTACCAGCTGGTATTCATACTATTCCACTACATGCAGTGGCACCTGTTCAATTTTCTACAACAACACCTGATAATGTTAAACGGACAAATGAAGTTATGGCAGTTGTAGATGTAATGAGAAAAGAAGGATATGCAAAAGTATTGAATATGGTACTTAATGTTAAATTCACGCCTAGTCATTCTCATAATGCTGTTCAAATGTTTACTTCAACGGGATATGGCAACCAAAAAGAGCAAACATTCAAACAAATCTATCCAAATAAACCAGCACCGTTTGATGTTCGTAACAAGATTATCACTAAAAAATAAGGAGGTTTTTAAATGGACGGTTTGAAAAAAGAAGCGAAAATCACAGTTGTTGATGAGCCACGCTTGAAACCTATTACTGATGAGAATATCGGTTTTTACAACATGGATATCAATACAGCAGTTTTAACGTTTCAAGTAAGAAAGCAAGATTACCCGTTAGAAATCAGTAAAGTGAATACTGATATTTATGCTTACTTTGTATCTGATAATGGTTCATCAACTGGACGTGTTCAAGTTGATTACGTTAATCCAATGCAAGGTATCATTCAACTTACTTTAGATAACGACTTCTTAAAAGCTGCAACGGACACTTATGTGACAGGTCAAATCTACATCAAAGCTGTTGGTCGCAAAGACACGGTTGTATTAAATGAATTCCGTTTCTATGTCAAAGATGCGTTAATTAATCAAATTGATGCAGATATCAAAATCAGTTATATTCGTGAAATTGACGATTTAATTGATAACTTCAAAAAGAAAATTGAAAATGTATCTCAAAACTTTAGCGATATCGAGACAGCACAAGCTGATTTTACTGCGTTTGTAAATGCACAGAAAAATACTTTCATTAAACAAGTTAATGATATGAAGAATGAGATGAATGCATTTGCCAACAATACACAAAAAGACCTTATAGACCGACTAAACTCAATTGACGACAAAATGTTGCAAACGCTTAGCGAATTGGAAAATGGTACAGAAAATTTTGTTACTGAAGATGAGTTAAATACGTTACTTGCAAATTATCCAACTAACGAACAACTGACTACACAACTAAATGGTAAAGCAAATGTAGGGGACGTTACCAACCCGCAAGCAGTTGAATTACCTGATTTCGATAAAATGATTAAAGAAAAAGTCGATGAAGCGCTTAGTAATGCACAATTACAACGTTTCACATTTACTGATGACAACGGATATATTCCTAGAATTGATAACCCTGACCTCTATACTATGAGTGGTATTGACGCGTCAGGTTTTTATTATGCCTACAACCCAATTAATTCACCTGATCCAAACAACCAAAGTGGTTACTTATTTGTTATGGCAAGAAGTAGTAGTTATAAAAAAGTGTTATTCTTCCCATTCAACCGTCATAAATTTTACTCACGTAATATGATGGGCGAAACAACAGGTTGGGGAAATTGGTATGATGCAACGAATAATATAAATGTAGGAGAAATGATTGCAGATATTGATGAAACCTAATAGAAAGAAGGTGCTAAATAATTGGAAAATGTTAAAGTCAAAATTATTCAGTCCGAAGAATTTAAAACCTTCTTTTATGCTGGTGATTTAAAGTTACTTTATGTATTGATTTTGTTAATGGTCTTAGACATATTAACAGGAACAGTTAAAGCTATTAAAGATAGAAGGTTATGGTCAAGAAAAGGACTGTTTGGTTATGGAAGAAAGATACTTATTTTCGTCATAATTGTTGTATCTAACGTAATAGATCAGATACTAGCTTTAAATGGTGGACTAATTATGATTACAATCTTATTTTATATCGCAAATGAGGCTTTATCTGTAGTTGAGAATTGTGCTGCTATGGGTGTACTAGTACCTAAACAATTAGCTGAAAGGTTAGCAGTTATAAAAAATGAAGGAAGTCAACCACCTTCAATTACCACTGAAATAAAAGAAGAAATGACAACAAAATATAATAAAGAACTCGAAGATAATGAATCATCAGAAATAAATATCAAGATGAGAAAATAGTCGGCGTTTACACGTCGGCTTTTTATTATGCAAAAAGGAAGGTGGATAAATGGCAATTTTACCTTCATCTGGCAAACCGACAGCCAAGCAGGTAGTAGCATGGGCTAAATGGTTAGCTGATAACAAATTAGGTGTCGATGTGGATAAACGTCTGGGGTTCCAATGTTGGGACTTGCCTAACTATATCTTTGATAGGTATTGGGGATTTAGAACATATGGAAACGCTGATGCAATGGCACGACGTGACCAATATCCAAATAGTACATGGAAGATATATGCGAATACACCTAGTTTTGTGCCGAAGCCGGGTGACGTTGTGTGTTGGACATATGGTGCTTACGGACATACAGCGATTGTAGTTGGTCCTAGTGATACTAATACATTTACGTCAATTGATCAGAACTGGTATGGGGCTAACCACTGGTACGGTAGTAAAGCTGCATATGTTAAACATAGTTACAGTGGTATGGGTGGTAATCTTTATTTCATCAGACCACCTTATAAAAAAGAACCTAAAACTGAAACACCACCTAAAGATACAACACCTGTTCAAGATAAAGGTGATACTTCTTCAGACAAACCGACATCAGAAACTAAAAAAGAACCACTTAAAGAACAAAAAGTTATTACAGTAACAGCTGAAGATGATGAGAAAGTTGACTATCCTAGATTTATACCACATAGAATTGCTAATGGTGAAGTAAGAGGTCACAAGCCTAAAGGGCTAGCAGTCAAGAATGCTGGAACAATGTGTTCTGTACAACAGATGTATTATGACAGAAATAAATATATTTCTAATTCTGAATATCCACATTTTTATATTGACCGACACCATATTTGGCAACCACGATATACAGATGTCAAAGTACCTAGTGAACCTGATTATATCGTAATTGAAGTATGTGGAGATTATAGCGACACCAAAACAGATTTCTTACTTAACGAACTACATGCAATCATTTTCGGTGTTGGACAACTACAAGGGTATAACATTCCACTTAAACGATCATCTTTAAAAGTATCTGACGACTTATGGCGTACCGTTATGGAACATGGTAACTTTGATCCTTTAATTGACGGAAAACCTTCTTCAAAGGTGCTTGATAAAGTCCAAGCGTCACTACTTGAGTTATACCAAAATAGAAACAAAGTACTTAAAGAAGTAAAAAGTGGTAAAACGACTAAAATTGATATCAAAGTTGATAAGAAAGAAAAGTCATCAAATTCTACTTCATCAAGTAGCACAAGTAAACCATCAACTTCTACGTCTACATCAACAACATCTAAAGTTTCTAGTAAACCTAAAGTTATTGTCGTTAATAGTAATTACACATTTAATCAAGCAGTTAATATTCAAATGACAAAATGGCCACAAATCAACTATGGCTCAGGTTGGTATAACGCTGGTCGTGCAGATACGTTAAAAGCAATGAACAGTTTAGAAATATGGAACAGCTCAAGACAAAAATATCAAATGCTTAATCTAGGTAAGTATCAAGGTATTTCAGTTTCAAAACTTAACTCTATTCTTAAAGGTAAAGGTACTTTGTCTGGCCAAGGACAAGCAGTATCTGATGGTTGTAAGAAATATAATGTAAATGAAATTTACTTAATTTCACACGCATTCTTAGAAAGTGGTTATGGCCGTTCTAACTTTGCTAGTGGTGTATATGGTGCTTATAACTACTTTGGTATTGGTGCTTATGACAATAACCCTAACAACGCTATGACTTTTGCTAAGAACGAAGGATGGACTACTCCAGCTAAAGCGATTATTGGTGGTGCTAAATTCGTTAGACAAGGTTATATCGATAGAGGACAACAAACATTATATAGAATGCGTTGGAATCCACAAAGTCCCGGAAATCATCAATATGCTACTGATGTACGTTGGGCGCAACATCAAGCGAATACAATTAAAAGTTTATATGATGAAATCGGTCTAAAAGGAGAACACTTCATACGTGACCGATACAAACAAACGTAGGACTACATGCTGACAGTGTGTGGTCCTAAATTTATGTAAAAGAGGTGCTTAAATGGAAACATTTAAACAAGGTGAAGTAACCGCTCGCATAGATGAGCGAGGTATTGATTTAGGTAATATTAATGTCAATCTTTACACAATGGACAATTCTACTGCAGCGTTAGATATTCATATTAAAAAACGTAATATCTTTAGCGAAGAAAGAGAATTTATTCCAGTTAACTTAAATCAAACGACATTCAAACCTGTATTACATCTAATCGCTGCAGATGGTTCTGTTTTTACTAACGAAGAATTAGAAGTAGTGAAAGCAGAAGAAGGACATGTACGTTACAACGTGTCCGACTACGTAACAAGACATGTAGGACGTGTGCAAGCAAAACTATTCTTAATTGACGAAGATAGTTCTACTGATGATAGTTCGCATGTTGCGGATTTTTATTTCAAAGTGAATGACAGTGGTTTAACAAAAGCAATCGGTAAAGAAATTCATGTTGATATGTTAGATGATATTGTTGAAAGAATTCTGTTAAAAGACATTGAACGTTTTAGAGGTCCAAAAGGAGATACTGGAGATATTGGACCGCAAGGTCCAAGAGGGATTAAAGGCGTAGATGGAATTAATGGCGAAATGGGTCCAGCAGGTCCAACAGGACCAATGGGTCCCAAAGGTGATACTGGTGAGCAAGGGCCACAAGGTGAACAGGGGATACCCGGACCGAAAGGTGAGAAAGGCGATATCGGAGAACGTGGTCCTGAAGGACTTACGGGGAAGGATGGTGAAGACGGAGTTGATGGAGAGAAAGGCGAACCTTTTCGTTTTGAAGATTTCACTTCGGAACAACTTGAGCAAATACGTGTTTTTATAGGTGGTCAAAATACACAGTTAGAAGAAATACCTAAAGGAATAGAAGATAATTTAATTGTCACTCCTCCAAACAAGGAACATTTAAGATTGTATGCAGAAAGTATAAATGATAAATATTTTAGTAGTTTTCAATCACTTAATATTGTGCCTACTAACAGTTTAAATCCAGATAGTTCATTGGAATTAAACGAAAATTCATATTTTTTCTATTCACTTAAAGCAATTGATGATTTAGCACCATCTAACAAATTCAGTATAAAAATCGTAGCAGAAAATAAAAAGCCAGAGACAACATTTGAGTATAATATTGTCGATGAAAATGGAGATTATCTAGTTAAGAATACGAATATTGTTCAAAACCAAGGAGATATTTACTTCATTGAAAATATCGAAGTACCTCCTAATGCTTCGATAATTAATTTAAGATTAGATAATCGTAAATCATTAGAAAAAACCAGTATTAAGGGTGTATTTATATTTTCAAATGGATTAACTAAAAAAGTATATACTTCTACATTAGATGGTGTTGTTGAAAATTTATCTAATGAAATACAAAAAATAAAAGATAATAATGAAAATGATAGGCTAAAATATGAAAAAGAAATTAACAATAAAACAAGCTTACCTATTAAGTATGTATTTCCTAAAAATTTCACTCTTACAAACACACTTATAAACAATGATATTTATACTGATAACAACGGTGGTTATGAAGTTACAACTGATTTATCAAGCCTTAAAAATACTGGTGGAGTTACGTATTATGTTTCTAAAAATGGTTCTGACAGTAATAGTGGATTATCTAAAGAAGAACCTTTCGAAAATTTATCTACTGCTTTTAAACAAAGTGATGTTACTACTATAATGATTGAAGGTAATCAAATTCACCAAAGAGCTAAAAACGGAAGTTTCTTCCCGGAAATAAACAAAAATATAAATCTAATTGGTTATAACGGGAAACCCAAAATTATAGGTTCAGATAATTTAAGTTTTACTACAAATAGTGATTTTCCTAACGTTAAGCAAGCTGCAAGGGGTGGCGTTCAAAGAGTTGTAGATTTAGATAACTTAGATCGTTACGGCGATTACTTAGAATTAAATAAAGTTAATTCGTTATCTGATTGTTCAATGAACACAAATTCGTGGTACACAGATGGTTCGATTGTTTATGTAAACAGTCAATCAAATAATATTCAATGTTTACTTAATGTAGAGGTAATCAGAGGTGTCGGGGATATTAATATATACCTTAAAGATATAGAAATAATAGGTGGTAAACGTAATATTAGATTAGAAACCTCTAAGGGCTCAATTGTTCTCGAAAATGTCAGAATGTCTTATAGCACTCAATCTAATGGGAACGGTTTAGAGATGGTAGGTGGTAGTTATGTCATTTCCAAAAATGTAGAAATATCTAAAGAGATGATGGATGGTTTTAACTATCATGTAGGCTTTAACGGAGAACTACCATATTTTGTTGAAATAAATTGTATAAGTAGAAATAATGGGTTTGAACAAGGTACAGGCGGAAGTAAATCTAATAATGGTTCAACTGCACATGACGGTATAAAAGGTATTAGAATAAACGGTGTTTACTCTTTTAATGATGGAGGAAACATTGCAGACGTTAATGAAGGAACTGAAACTTTAAATTTAGGATGTATTGTTTCAGATGGTTTACAACCATACAATTTAATAGTTAAAGATTGTAATAGTTTTTATGAATTTTGTAAATCATATGGAAATAATACAGGAGCATTAGTTCAAGGTACAGGTTTATTGTATGATAGATTAAATGAATTTAAAGGTATAGAGAACGACATAGATGGAAATAGCAAAAGATATTAAGTCGACCTTTTCAGGTCGGCTTTTTACTTTTAATAAGGAGTGAATGATAATAACTGACTTATATAGTTCAATGATTGAATTACAAGGTAAAGAAAACAATTGGTCAATTGAGATGAATACAAATAAAAGCAATGTTCTTAGTTTCGCTCCACATGGCGGAGGTATTGAAGCTGGTTCGTCAGAACTCGCGTTACTCATTTCTCAAAAGTTAGATTGTAACTACTTCACGTTCAAAGGTAAGTTACCTAGTGACAATGTAAAATTGCATGTTACATCTACTCGTTATGACAACCCAGAATTACTTAACTTAATGAGAAATGTTGATTATTCAATTTCTGTTCATGGTTACGCTGATAACGAGTATGCTCGAACTTTAATTGGCGGTAGCAACGAAGAATTAAAAGAAATTATAAAGTGTCATTTAAGAAGTCGTGGCTTTGACGTACAAGATGCACCAACTAACTTAGGTGGTGCTAAACCTAACAACATCACGAATAAGACTAAAACAGGTTTAGGTGTTCAATTAGAGTTATCAACCAAACAACGTAAATCATTCTTTAGTAATAATGATTTTAGTAAAAAAGTAAGAGAAGATAGATATCGTTGGCGTGCTGTGATGTATGAATACGCACAAGCGATTGAATATGCAGTAAAAGAATATTTAAACTAAGTCGGCACTAATGTGTCGGCTTTTTTAATATAAAAATAGGAGTGAATTAAATGGAAGCGAAAGTAATAGCAAGATATATTGTATTAATTATGGCAATCGTCAATCAATTTTTAGCAAATAGAGGACTTAGTCCTATTCCAGTAGATGAAGAAACAATCAGTACGATTGTATTAGCTGGTATTGGCTTGTACACAGCATGGAAAGATAACCCAACAAGTAAAGAGGGGCAATGGGCGAATAAGAAACTTAAAAAATACAAAGCTGAGAAAAAGTATCGTCAAGCAACAGGACAAGCACCAACTAAAGAATATATCGAGCCATCAGATTTAGATGAATTAGGGTAGGTGTTAGCGTATGTTAATGACAAGAAGACAGGCTGAGAAATGGTTAGATAACTCAGAAGGTAGACAATACAATGCAGATGGATATTATGGTTTCCAATGTTACGATTACTCGAAAATGTTCTTTTATGTTGTCACTGGCGAATGGATAGGTGGACTTAAAGCATCTAACATTCCTTTTGACAACAAGGCTAAAATTGAAAAGTACGCTACGATTATTAAAAACTACGATAGTTTCCTACCACAAAAAGGCGATATCGTTTGTTTCCCTGATAAATATGGTGGTGGATATGGACATACTGCAGTTGTAACTAGAGCCACACTTACACAGTTTGAGGTACTCGAGCAAAATTGGTTTGGCAATGGTTGGACAGATGGTGTCGTTAAACCTGGATGGGGTCCTGAAACAGTGTCACGTCGTTGGCACTATTACGATAACCCTATGTACTTCATCCGTTTTAACTTCCCGAAAAATGTTAACGTGGTTAAGAAAACAAAACGAAAACTATCATCTAATAAAGCTAGTGGACAAATTAAACGCAAGAAAATTATGATTGTTGCTGGTCATGGTTATAATGATCCAGGTGCAGTTGGTAATGGTACAAATGAACGTGACTTTATTCGTAAGAACCTAACACCTAAAATCGCTGACTATCTACGCAAAACAGGACATGAAGTTGCATTATATGGTGGTAGTAGTCAGTCACAAGACATGTATCAAGATACTGCCTATGGTGTACGCGTAGGTAATAAGCGTGATTATGGTATGTATTGGGTAAATAAGCAAAACTATGACCTTATCGTTGAATTCCATTTAGATGCAGCAGGTGCTAGTGCGAGTGGTGGCCATGTTATCATTTCAAGTGCATTTAGTCCTGATGAAATAGATAAAGATTTGCAAGAAGTGATAAAAAATAACTTAGGACAAATCAGAGGTATTACTAAACGAAGCGATTTACTCCATGCTAATGTATCGGCAGAAATTAACATGAACTATCGTTTAGCAGAGTTAGGTTTCATCACTAATAAAGATGATATGGACTGGATAAAGAAAAATAGTGATAAGTACGCCAAATTGATTGCTGGTGCTATTCATGGCTCTCCTATTGGTGGTGTCGTTGCTAGTAAAAAGAAATCATCTAGCAAGAAATTGAATGTACCTAAAACTATTCCTAGTGGATATAAATTAAACAATAAAGGTGTACCTTATAAGAAAGAAAAATGTCGCTACACAGTAACAACGATTAAAGGTAATAACGTTAGAACAACATATTCAGATAAAGCAGAAATCACAGGCACATTACCTAATGGAGAAGAAATCATCTATGATGGTGCTTTTGCAGTGAATGGCTATCGTTGGATTACTTATCTAAATAACGACTTACAACGTCGCTATATTGCCACAGGTGAGATTGATAAAAATGGTAAGCGAACAAGTTCTTATGGAAAATTCAGTAGAGTATGA